CTCTCGGGCGGGCTCTTTGCGACCGTCCACGGGAAGATGACGGCGGCAATGGCGACGGCACGTGCAGGCCTTATTGCGACGCGGAGCACGGTCGTTGCGGCGTCTCTGGCGTTTCAAGTCGGCGGTGTGCGCGCGATCCTCTCCTACTGCTCCTCTCTTGTCACGATGCGATCGGTACTCGCGGCTGGGCGTGTAGCACTCCTCGCTTTTTACGCAACAGCGACCGTCGGCATCGCCGTTGTTGTCGCACTCGCAGCGGTCTGGGCAAGCGGATTCACGGATATTCGCGAAACCACGGCCGGGACTTGCGATGGACTGATCTACGGCCTTAACAATTTTGCAGATGGTGTTGGTGAGATTTGTTCGGGCATCGGACAGATATTTACGAGTCTTGCCCTCACGATTGGGAATGCCCTTGTCGGTGATTTCTCCGGAGCGATGGAGGCTGCAAAAGGGATGCTCTCGGGCATCAAGGATATTGGAGCCGGATTCTTCGATGGTATCAAGGGGCTTGGGCAGGCCGTGTACGGCATTGCCTCTGACCCAGCAGGGGCACTGACCTTTGCAAAAAATGCAGGTGGCTCTCTCTGGTCTGGACTCAAGAGCATGCTGGGGTTCGGCGGCGAGGATATACCGCTTGACACCGATGCGGATGCGGGCAACTTTAGCCCGCTGGGTAGCGGTGAAAAAGGCGCCTCCGGTAGTGAGGCGGCAAGCGCTTATGAGACAGCAAAGAAACTCTATGAGCAACAGCTCCAGCTTGCAGAGTACACTGCTGAGGAGAAAGAGACACTCTATAAGCGGTACCTTGAAAACGTCGCAAAGTCCGAGCAGGAGGCGATGGACTATAAAATCGGTCTGTATGCCCTTGATAAAGAAGTCTTTGTTGAACGACTCAAAGAGCGTGAGGTCGATCTTGAGAATGCGCACATTCGCGGTAAAATCAGCGAACAGTCTTATCAGTCCGACCTTGCCGGAATCAAGCGTGCAAGCCTTGATGCAGAGGTAGAGTTCCGCGCCCGTGCTGTTATGGAGGCTGTGCGCCTTACGGACGAGGAAAAAGAAAAACAGCTCGCTGCCTACAAAGAGAAGATCGAAGCAACAAGCTGGTATAAGTCGGCACTGAGGGAAGTCCTCAACGCTGAGAAGAAACTCGCGGACTATGAGCTCACGATACAGAATAAAATTCTTGAGTATCAGCGGACGCGTGCTCTTGATTCGATTTCACTTGAGGAAAAACGCCTTGAAGGGCTCTACAATGCGGGCGCAATCACACAGGAAACGCTACTTGCAAAGCAGAGCGCGTTCGAGGAACAGCGCTACAATATCCAACGTGAGGCAGCGAAAAAGGAACTCTCAGACAACGCAATCGACATCGGCAAGATGACCGCTGCCTATGAGGCATACGCCTCGGCGCGCACGGAACTCGACAAAGAGATCCATTTCAACGAAATGCTCCTCAGCTCCAAAAATGAGGAAGCGACGATTGCAGCACTGAAATCCCTCGAGGAGCTCTATACGCAGCATGCCGAAAAGCTCCTCGACATCCAGCAGAAACAGCGGGACAAGGAGCTCGGTATTATCAAGGGTGTGCGTGACACGCTTGCCGATGAAATGTCCGCAATCATGCAGGATGTCGCGAAAGGGTCGAAAAGTGTACTTGAGGGCATCCGCTCGCTGATCTCCTCGACCCTCTCCAGTATCCTTAAACAGATCACAAATCAGATTTCCGGGAATATCGTGCAAAAGGCATTTTCTCGCCTGCTCCAACCGAAGAATCGACCGGATATGACCGTTGTCGCAGCAGAACAGGCGACACAGACGGCACGCACAGCGGCAGCGCAGGCTGGTGCGATGCAGCGCGCAATGGTCGAGCAGACCAGCGGGCAGATGCAAATCGCTGCAACGACAGAGAAAGCGACTACGCAAATTGCGACGGAAACGGCAAAAGATGAAACGATTGTCGCGTCCTCGGCGGCAGCGGGTCAGGCATCCGTCGCATCAATACAGGCAAGCATCACGGCGATGCTCCAGATGCTCCCGATTATGCTTGTGCTCTCGGCTCTGACGGGGCTCTTTGGCGGCGGTAAGTCCTCTAAAACAGAGAGTACGGGGCCGGGCATCAATCTCGGGCGTAATCCCGACAGCTACTACAAGACACCGCGCCTTACAGGAATACCGTCGTTTGACGTCGGCTCTTGGCGGCTGCCGGCAGATACGCTCGCAATGGTGCATAAGGACGAGATGATTGTCCCCGCCTCCGGCGGGCAGGCGGACGGCGTGCGCAGCCTCCTCTCCGGTGGTGGATCGCAGAAAGCCCCGCAGATTAATCTGACTTACAGTGCTGTACACACGGGGCGCACAGATGCAGATGTCCGACGTGAGATGCGCGAAAATGCAAAGTATATGGTTAAGGTGCTCAATACAGAGTACCGGAAGTTTAATCGAGGCAGTCTGAAGGGGTGATGCTTGTGGCGAATGCAATATTTCCGGAACTGCGCGGGCTCTCGTGGGATGTGACGAAAATGCCGGAGTTCTTCACACTCGCGAAAGTCAGCCCGTCCGGCGTCGACATTGCCGCATCCCTCTCCGCCTATCCGCGCTGGCATTTCTCTCTTTCCTATGAGGTGCTAAGAGCTGGCGCCGAGGGCGAGCTTGAAACGCTCCTCGGATTCTTCCTCTCCTGCCGTGGGAATGCGGTCGATTTCCTTTATCGCGATCCGACGGATCACATTGCCGAGCGTCAAGTGTTTGGCGTCGGTGATGGAAAGACTACGATCTTTCAACTTTGTCATTCGGTCGGCAGCTACGTTGAGCCCGTCTATGATACCACAGATGAGGTTATCTATATCGGGGATACGAAAAAAGAGGACGGTTATACGATACGAGGCGGCTTGGCCTCCTTCACAACGCCTCCCTCTGCAGGGAGACACCTCGCTTGGTCGGGTGAATTTTACTACCGCTGCCGTTTCAAAGAGTCTTCCATCGAATTCCAAAACTTCGCATTCAAACTCTGGTCGGCGAAGACGGTCGAGTTCGTTACGTCAAGGAAGGTGTTTGCGTCATGAAACAAGCAAGTGAGCGGCTCAAGCGGCTGCTAATTGAATCACAGACATTCTATATCGCCGACCTTTATAAAATTACGCTGACGGATGGAACGGTGATGCGCTATACCTCGGCAGATATTGCACTCACGGTTGGCGATGACTGTTATGCGCCGCTTGTGATCGAACGTGACGGAACGACACAGACCAATGATATAAGCGTGGACGAGATGCACCTGACAATCACAGTCGAACCCTCTGCTCGCCTTGACCATGAGACGACGATCATGCAGTCGATCGCCGCAGGTCGTTTCGCAGATGCAGAACTTGAGCTGCATCGCCTCTTTTCCCCGGAGCCATTCACAATGTTTTCGGGGCGTATTGATGCAGATTATGCGCTGCTCTGGTGGCTCGGAAGGCTCAATATCGAGCGTGCAGGTGGTATAACGATCGAGGCGACCGTCGCATCGATGACGGAACTCCTTAACGTCAAATTCCCAACGCACCTCTATTATCCTCCGTGTATCTATACGCTTGGAGACACGAGCTGTGGCGTCGATCTGGATACGTTTCGGCAGCAAGGCACGGCGACAGGCGGTACGCGCAGCGCAATTCAGTCGGGCCTCTCCCTCGATAACGGCTATCTCGCACAGGGAAGCATTACTTTTACGTCCGGACGTAATACCGGCGTAACTCGTACGATCCGCAGCAATGAGAGCGGCACGATCACGGTCGTTTTGCCGTTTTACTATCCTCCTGCTGCGGGAGACACGTTTTATGTCTTACCGGCCTGTGATAAGAGTATGCATTGCTGTAAGGCACGATTTTCCAATCTTGCCCGTTTTCGTGGCTATCCGTTCATCCCGGTGCCTGAGACGGCATATTGAGGAGGATCTTGAGATGGATGAGAGAGAACAGAGTGAACGGGAGAAGCTTGTTGCCGAGGCTCTCACATGGCTCGGTACGCCATATCATCACGCAGGGCGCGTGAAGGGCGGCGGGACGGACTGCGGTATGCTGATTTTACAGGCGTTTATCAACGTCGGACTCATTGCAGATACTGAGGTTGAATACTATCCGATGGACTGGCATCTGCATCGAAGCGCGGAGCGTTATCTCGGATGGGTGACGCGTTATTGCAAAAAGGTGGAGCGCAGTGTTCCGCTTTCCGGGGATATTGTCGTCTATCGCTACGGACGCTGTATCAGTCACGGTGCTCTTGTCGTTGACTGGCCGCAGATCATACATGCCTATCTCGGGCTTGGTGTTGTGCTTGCAGACGGAAATGATGCAGAGATGCAAAAGAGACAAAGCGGCATCTATAGTTTTTGGGGGTAAGAGATGGGGGCAATCTTCGGCGGCGGCGGGACGGTCAGCACGGCGGACACGCGCATCGGCAGCCTTGCGATCTCACAGAGCACCTATGGCATCGCGATCCCCGTCGTGTTCGGTACGGCACGCATCGCGGGCAACATGATCGACTATATCGACTTTACGGCGATACCGCACACGACCACAACGCACAGCGGCGGCAAGGGGGGCGGCGGGGTTACTTCGTCCCATACGACATACACCTATGAGGTCGCTGCGATCTTTGCGCTTTGTGAAGGGCCTGTTGCGGGGGTCGGGCGTGTATGGAAAAACAAGGAGGTTCACGGAAGCCCCGCTGCACTGCGCATGTCTGTTTATACGGGTGTGTCCGCTCAAGCACCGTGGCCGTGGATGGCTGGCAAACATCCTGACCGCGCAATCAGTTATCCGCAGACATGCTACGTCGCAAGTCCTAACCTTGAGCTCTCTAGTTCGGCGGCTGTCCCGTCTTTTAATTACGAAGTTGCAGGGCGTGACCTTGCTCCGGGAAAACAGGACGCTGCACCGATTTCCATTATTCGAGGCATCCTCTCTGATGCGCAGATCGGTGTGGGCTTTCCTGCAAAGTATCTTGCGGATACCACACAATTCGAGAATTACTGTATTGTCAACGGTGTATACTTTTCGCCTGCCTATGACAGTCAGAAGGAGGCGCATGAACTCATCACCGCACTCCTTGAGGCGGCGAACGCTGCACCTGTATGGTCGCAGGGAAAGCTCAAGATTGTGCCCTATGGCCTCGCGGAGCAGACGGCAAACGGCGCGACCTACACCCCACCGATAGCGCCACTCTACGACATTACACACGATGATCTCGTCTACACCGAGGGCGAGACGCCGATCACAATCAAACCGAATCTCACGACCGACCGCTATAACGTGCAGCCTGTTGAGATACTCAACCGCAAGAATGATTACAACGTCGAGCCGATTAAGGCAACGGACGATGCAGACATCAGTCAGCGCGGCATCCGCACGGCCGACAGTATCGAGATGCACTTTATCACGGAGCCGGATGTTGCGACGTTCGCGGCACAGGCGATTCTTCAGCGCAAGCTGTACATCGCAGCGCAGTATGAATTTACACTTTCGTGGCGACACTGTCTCCTTGATCCGATGGATGTTGTGACGCTTACCGACGAAATTCTAGGGCTTGACCGTCATCCCGTGCGCATCCTTACGATCGAGGAGGATGAGGAACTCAACCTTAAAATCACTGCAGAGGATTGTCCGGACGGCATCAATAGTCCGACCGTCTACACAACGCAGGCGGCGCAGCGACCAAAGATGGACTATAACTCTGCCTCGCCCGATATTAACCCACCTGTCCTGTTTGAGCCGCCTCCGCAAGTTGCAGAGGCGATGACGATCTGCATGGCTGCATCTGGGAAAAAGAATACGTGGAGCGGTGCAAATATTTGGGCAAGCTATGACGGGAACACCTACAAGCGCATCGGTACGATTGAACAGCCTGCGCGGCATGGATTCCTGATGGAACCGCTCCGGCACGGATATAGTCATGATACCAATAACGCGCTTTTGGTTGATGTATCAATGAGCAGTGCAGAGCTCCTTACTGCGACGGAGGAGGACGCAGATAATCATAATACGCTGTGCTGGGTCGATGGCGAGCTGATTGCTTACCAAAATGCAGAACTAATTGCTCCTTATCAATATAAGTTGACCAACCTGCGCCGTGGTGTATATGGGACAGAGATCAAGGCACATCCCACCGACAGTAAGTTTGTCCGTGTTGATGATGCAGTTGTGCGGTACAAATACCGCGCAGAAGATGTTGGGAAACGCTTTTTTCTCAAATTCACGTCATTCAATATCTTTGGCAACGCGGAACAGAGCCTTGCGGACGTTGAGCCATATATTTTTACCATTCGTGGGGCGGATGCGATTGAGCAACCTGAATTTACCGTTGTGCAAAACGGAGAGAGTTTGACTGTAACACTTGCAATGAGCATCAACAGCACGAGCAACATCTATTATAAATATGAACTTCGATACGGTTCAAGTTGGGAGACGGGGACGCTTGTCGATCGCTTTGCAAGTAATATCTATACATTTCGTGCGCCGGGCGAAGGTACACTTACTTTTTGGCTCAAGGCAATAGATGGGCGCGGAAATTACTCAAAAAAAGCCGGCCGCGCGATCGTGAGCGTTGTTGACCTGCCGCGTAAAAATATCCTGTATGAGCGAAAGATAGATTTGCTGGAATGCGAAAAACAGCATCTATGGCATGCATCTGACGGGCGATATTGGATCGAGGAGATACAAAGGCTCGGCGAGTATGCGCGGTTCTCGGACATCTTTGGCGGCGCTGTTTTTGTTTACGGAGATGCGGAAATTCGACTCCCTGTGATTGATCTTGGT